TGTTTTTTGATTTTAAAGACGAATCAGTAAAAAACTATGCGAAAAATTTGTCGGGAAACGAAATTTATGCTCATATTCGTTGTAAATTTTAAGGATAAATATTAGTATGGAAAAATATTGTCAAAATTGTGGTTATCAATGTCATTGTAATGAAAATTGCGAAAAAGATTATGGGGAAAAACAAAAAACCATCGTTTGTACTCATTGCAGACATTCCGAAATGGATGATTCTTGGAAAGACCAAGTTTTTTATGACTCAAAAGACAATTTAGCAATGATAGATATGGAATAGGAGAAATTATGAGTAAAATGCGAGAATTTAAATTTATAGATGATGAAAAAGGCGAAAAAATAATAGAAGCAAGTTCATTTAAGAAGGCAGTCAAGTCTTTTCAAAATCAAGTAAAACAAAAAATGGTATATGTTGAATGGATTAGTAAAAAAGGTCAGGAAATGACCAAATGGCAAATATTACCATTAGGTCGGGAAAAAAGGTTAGGTAAATAATGAGTAATATTGATAATTTAGTAGAACAGTTAGGCAAATTAACAGTTGTTGAAGCAGGTGAGTTATCCAAGAAATTGGAAAAAGTTTGGAACCTTAATTTAAGTGAATTAACAGCAGCTGCTCAACCAGTACCTAAAGTAGAAGAAGAAAATGCTACTGTTAATGTATTATTATCAGGATTTGACACAGGTAAGAAAATAGGTGTTATTAAGGCAGTTAGAGCAATTAAAGATATGGGATTACTTGAAGCAAAGAATTTTGTTGAAGATAGTGCAGAAACTCCTGGCGAGTTAAAATCAAATATTGAAAAATCAGAAGCTGAAAAAATCAAGTCTGAAATTGAAGCAGTTGGCGGGAAAGTAGAAATTAAGTAATGCCAGCAGTTAGTAGAAAGGGTGATGATTTAAGTACAGGACACGCTTGTACTGCTATTACACAATTAGACACACCTGGTCAAGGTACAGTATTTGCAAATGGTATATTAGTTGCAAGAATTACTGATCCAACAGTATCACACCCAGCACCTCCAGTACCACCTTGTCCAGCTCACGTTAAAGTAGTTAATGTTGGTTCAGCAACAGTATTTGCAGTAGGTAAAAATATTGCTAGAATTGGAGATAGTACAGACGCAGGTGCTATGATTAAAGGTTCTGGAAATGTATTTGCAGGCGGTTAGAAAAATCATATAAATATACCTGATATGCCAAACTATGACGCTAGCACTACTAACAAGTCAAAACGAGCCACAAGAATCTATAAAGATATAGACCTAGACTTTGGTCGTAATACAGTTACTAATGATGTTAATAGTTTAACAGATGTTGAGGCAGTAAAAAGAAGTGTTAGAAATTTAATTAACACAAATCACTTTGAAAGACCTTTTCATCCTGAAATAGGAAGTGATGTTAGAGCAATGTTGTTTGAACCAATGACACCATTAACTGCTCTAAATTTACAAAGAAAAGTTGCTGAAGTTTTACAAAACTTTGAACCAAGAATTAATTTACAACAAGTTTTAGCAACTCCAGATATTGATAGAAATAGTTATAATTTAAAAATTATGTTTTATGTTGTTGGTGTAGTAGGGGATATAACCGTAGAAACAATATTAGAAAGATTAAGATAAAATGGCAAGTAATAAATTCATAGTCGCAGATTTAGATTTTGATACAATCAAAGATAATTTAAGAGCATTCTTACAAGACCAAACACAATTTTCAGATTATAATTTTGAGGGATCAGGTTTTTCTGTTCTATTAGATACATTAGCATACAACACACACTATTTAGGATTTAATGCTAATATGTTGACTAATGAAATGTATTTGGATAGTGCTGACATAAGAAAAAATATTGTTTCATTAGCAAAGATGTTAGGTTATACTCCAACATCACCTAAAGCACCTATGGCAAGTGTTGATATAACTTTAAATGATGGTGCAGGTTCTTCGGTTACAATGGACAAAGGAACTGTTTTTACTTCGGTAATAGATAATGTAACTTACCAATTTATAACTAACGAAGATATAACAATGACACCTGTTGATGGTGTTTACAAATTTTCTAGTGTGCCAATTTATGAAGGTACTTTAGTATCTTTTAGATATACAGTTGATAGTACAGATGTTGACCAAAGATTTACTATCCCTAGTGTAAATGCCGATACATCATCTTTAAAAGTTACTGTTCAAACTTCAGCAAGTGATACAACAATTGAAACTTACACATTAGCGTCTGGACTAAAAGGTTTAAATAGTACATCAAAAGCATATTTCTTAAAAGAAACAGACACAGGTAAATTTGAAGTTTATTTTGGTGATGGTATTTTAGGAAATAAATTAGCAGATGGTAATATAGTAATATTAGAATATCTTATTACAAATAAGGAAGAGGCAAACGGCGCTTCAGTATTTAAAGTAGGAAGTTCAGTTGGTGGATTTACAGATATATCAATAGTTACAAAATCAAATGCAGAAGGCGGTGCTGAGGGAGAATCAAAAGAGTCAATTAGATTTAATGCACCATTACAATACACATCACAAGATAGAGCAGTTACAACAACTGATTATGAAACTTTGGTTAAATCAATTTATCCTAATGCACAATCAATTAGTGCTTGGGGTGGAGAAGATGATGAAACGCCAATTTACGGAGTTGTAAAAATTTCTATTAAGGCGCCTAGTGGATCAACATTAACAGATACAACAAAATTAGATATAGTAAATAAATTAAAACCATATAATGTTGCTTCAGTAAGACCAGAAATAGTTGACCCTATAACAACATCAATTATGCTAGTTGTTAATGCTAAGTTTGATAAAAAAGGTACTGCTAAAACAGCAGATACTTTAAAGGCAGAAATTACGAATGCTATAGAAGATTACAATGAAAATACTTTAACAGCATTTGATGGTGTGTTTAGATATTCTAAATTAACAGGTTTAGTTGATGATGTTGATAATTCAATCTTATCTAATATTACAACTGTTAAAATGAGAAAAGAATTTACACCTACTATAAACTCATCTACAAAATATGATGTTTATTTTAGAAATGCTGTTTACAATCCACATTCAGGACACGAACCAATATTATCATCTACTGGATTTAAAATATCAGGTAATGCTAACGAAATGTTTTTAGATGATGATGGAATTGGTAATGTAAGATGTTATTATCTTGTTAGTGGTATTAAAACCGTTGAAAATGCTACACAAGGAACAATTGATTATGCAACAGGAAAAGTAACTCTCAATTCTATAGCAATTGCTGAAATATCTAATATAAGAGGTTCTATTTCTAAAGTAATTGAAATAACAGTTACACCAAGTTCAAATGATATAGTTCCTGTAAGAGATCAAATATTAGAAATAGATGTTTCTAATTCAATCATAAATGTTTCTGAAGATACCTTTATAGGTGGATCATCCGAGGCAGGTGTAGGATATACAACAACATCAAGTTACTAATGCAATGGCAAAATTTAATGATAAAATTTCAACGCTCATTAATAGTCAATTACCAGATTTTGTAGTTGACGAGCATCCACAATTTGTCCGATTTTTAAAAACTTATTATCAGTTTATGGAATCTGCCGAGTTGCAGATTACAACCATACAAAATACAGACGGTATAACTTTAGAAAACGAAACAGGTACATCTGCTAATTTATTATTAGATGGTTCAAAAATATCTTCAGAAAGAACACAACTAGATCAAGGCGATAAAATAATTTATGAAGATACATCTTATGGTAAATTTACCGTTGGTGAAACAATAACAGGTTATGATTCTAAAGCAACTGCTAAAGTTATTGCTGAAGATATAGCAAATAATAGAATATTCATAACAGCACAAGATAAGTTTGCTAATAATGAAGTTGTAACAGGTAATGATTCTAACGCTAAAGCAGTAATTAATAATTATCGTCCTAATCCAGTAAACAATATTCAACAACTTGCAAACTTTAGAGATCCCGATAAAGTTATATCAAACTTCTTAACAAAATTTAGAGATGAGTTTTTAAAA